TGCTGATGATTTTGAAGGTGTAGTTGAAAGATTTTGGGATAGATATAATTCAATAAGATATAATGTTGGGTTAAAGTATCCTAAAGCAGAAATCATATTATGTGGATTCTGTACTAAAAACTACAGGAAAAAGATATATCCTTTGTATAAGGCTAACAGACCTAAAGAGAAACCTGCTTTCCTTCAGGAAATAATTGAGTATGTTAAGAAGGAGTTGCCAATTACTACTGCATCACTAATGGAAACTGATGATTTGGTGGCTAAGTATTTAGAATACTATGGTAAGGATAATTCCTTTATTATTTCAATTGACAAGGATTACAGACAATTTGAATGCACCATTTACAATTATAGGAGAGATGAATGGGAGCAAATCTCTAAAGATGAAGCGACCTTCAACCTGAATGAACAAATGATTATAGGTGATACTGCAGATAATGTTAATTTCTGTAAAGGATTTGGTAAGGCTTGGGTTAAAAAGAACTTAGTAGGTAAGAATGAATATGCTCAACGTAGAGCAGTTTATAGCGTGTTTAAGAAACTTTATAAGAGCAAAGCTAAGGAAATGTATGTGAAGAGTTATATGTTACTTAAATTAAACCTATTTTAATATGCAATTTGATACAAGTGGAGGACTAGGCAATAATGCTATTCCTGAAGAGACAATAGCAGAAAGAATTGAAACTTACTTTTTCCTATATCATTTTAACCTTATGACAGGCGATTATACATTGCGATATTGTGAGCAGGAGGTCAAGAGATTAGAGAAGGAAGAGGATTACGCAGGATGTGCAGGCGTTAAGAAGGCAATGGAATTTTATAGAGTTAATATGTTAAAGCAATCTAAATAAAACTAATTAAATAAATAAAACAATTATGATAATAGCAGCAGCAATAGCAAAAATAATAATGCTTTTAGCATTAGGAGGTAAAATGACAAATACATTAATCAAAGACTTCAATAGACCTCTTGAAAAAGCAGAAAGAATGGGTAGTATTATAGCATTCGTATTATATTATTTTATAGTAATTACAATATACTACTTTGCAGGTATATTTAATATATAAAACACACACAATATGACTGAAAACAATAGAATTAGCAGGAGAATGAACCAAAAGCAAGCTTTAAAACACATTTTAAGCTATGTAGAAGGTACTTTCGGTGCTGAGATAGGAACTAAGAGCAGAGAACACGAGATAGTGCTTCAGAGAGCCTTATATTTCAAATTAGCATTAGATACAAGTAAGAGTTCTATGTCGTTAATAGGTAAGTTGGTTAATAGAGACCACGCTACAGTGATTCACGCTAAGAACAACTTATTTCAAGAGGTAATGAGTGACTCTGTTTATTCAAAGGCTTATCATAGTTACCTTTCTAGTCTTAAGCCTTCAACACAAAGTGATTATACCGATTTGGTGAATGGATTACTAGCTAAGGTAGAGCAAGTTAATGAGATTAATGCAGTTCTTAATACGCTCCTGAATAAGGAAGCTGAAGAGTTAACAGACAATGAGGTTATGTACAGGAACTTGAATGAAGAGCAGAGGAGAATTTATGATGAAAGGGCAGCATTAGTATTAAAGACCTTCAGATGGAAAACTAAAAATAAGTATGAACAAATAAATTGTAATTCATAATGGATAATAAAGTAACATTTAAAACAAGTTGTATTCCTTCGGGAATAAAAGACCATTTCTTCTTAAGTATTAATGGTGAGCCTTTAGGTACTTTTGAAAGGAGTGAGTTAAGGAGTATTATAGAGAGAATAGATAATTCAATATAATGGGTAAGCGATATGTAGAAGATACTCAGCCTTCAGACTTTGATGTTCTGAAGGCTATTCGCTTTTGTTGGGAAAGAGGTATCTACTTTTATCCTGTAATCATTAGTGGTACAGGTAGTGGATATAAATATCCTCCAAAATGCAGGATTGAACTTAAACAGAATGGAATTACCAAGCTAGGTGAAGAGGAATATAATCAGGTTTCACAAGCCGATGAAATGTATGATAAGATAAGACAATTGTATCTTCATAGGCAATCTCAGATATTGCTGAAAACAAAATAACCAATTTTTAGTATTATAGTATGGGAAACAACAATAACAAAAGGAATAAGGATGGTAGAACCTATAATAAGAGGAAGGGTAGAATGAAAATGATACCCGCAGATAATACATCATCACCTCCTGCAGTAAACCAAGCTAAAAAGGATAGAGCCAAGAAACTATCTAGGAAAGCTATATCAAATGTATTCGGTTCTGAAGATGGCGTTTGGGATGAGTTAGCAGTTCAGGCTAAAAAAGGCAATATAAAGGCTATGGAGATGCTTTTAACCTATCAATATGGTAAGGCAGGAGATAATAAAGAAAATAATAGTAACATCAGGAAAGCGCCTGTAATTAGCTTTAACATAACTAATGAGCAGGCTAAGACAATTGACATAGAACACGAAGAGAATGAGTGAGATTAAATTAAGTCCAAAGTACATCCCTTTATTCAAAGGCAATACAAGATATTATATCATAACAGGAGGTCGAGGCTCAGGTAAGAGTTATGGAGTTACATTATTTCTAAACGGTAAAACTTATGAGCCTAACAATAAAGTTCTGTTTACTAGATATACAATGGCTTCAGCACATTCATCAATTATACCTGAGTTTGTTGAAAAGATTGATGTTATGGATGCAGGTGATGATTTTAGAGTCACTAGGGATGAGATAATAAATCAGACTACAGGTAGTAGTATAATGTTTAAAGGTATTAAGACTGCATCAGGTAACCAAACTGCTGCACTTAAATCTCTTTCAGGTGTATCTATATTTGTTGTAGATGAGGCTGAAGAATTACTTGATGAATTCGTATTTGATAAAATAGACTATTCTGTTAGAACACAAAAGTCTCAGAACATTGTTATACTTATTCTTAATCCTGCTACTAAGGAACATTGGATATGGAAGAGGTTCTTTGAAAGTAGAGGAGTTCCTGAAGGCTTTAATGGTGTTAAAGGTGACACTACTTACATACATACTACATATAAAGATAATATAGAGAACCTACCTGATTCATTCCTACAAGCTATTGCTGATATGAAGGCTAATAATCCTTCAAAGTATGAGCATCAAATGCTAGGTGGATGGCTAGAAAAAATGAGTGGAACTATCTATTCCAATTGGAAGAAAGGTCACTATGTTGGGTTAGCTAAAACCTGTTTTGGTCAGGATTTTGGGTTCAGTACAGACTTAACTACATTGGTGGAGATTTCTGTGGATGAGTTACAGAAGGAAATTTATGTGAAGGAATGCTATGGTAAGGCAGGCTTAACTACCTCAGAAATAGCTATTATGAACAGAAGATATTCTAAGGGAGGTCTTATAGTTGCTGATAATCACGAGCCTAGACTTATATCTGAAATAAAAGAATATGGGGTCAATATGATTCCTGCTAAGCAGAATAAAGGGTCAATCCTCTCAGGGATTGCCCTGCTACAAGATTACACTATGATTATAGACCCTAAGTCTCACGGAATTATAAGGGAACTCAATCACTATGTATGGAAGGACAAAGGTTCTGTGCCAATAGATAAGTACAATCACTATTTAGATGCAATAAGATATGGAGCAATGCAATTGATAGTCAATAGGTCTTCAGGTAAATATACCATCAGGTAAGCAATTAGCAATTAATTTGTAAATCCTCATTCCTTAATTGGAGTGGGGATTTTTTTTTGCACCTGTGTTTAATATAAGGGGAACTGTTTAATATAAGGGGAGTGGTCGGTTTTCAAATCCGTATGTTCAATATAAGGGGAGTTCCGTATGTTCAACATAAGGGGAGTTTTTTGGCAACCTAGTTTGCATTGCACAGTACCGATTTTTGCACAGTACCAATTTTTGCAAGGTACTGCTTTTTTCAACACTACTATTTTATGCAAGGTACTGATTTTTTCAATTGTTGATAAATTGTTGATAACTTTACATCTATTTATTTGCATATTATAAAAATCTATTTAAGCCATTTTAAGCTACTTTTAAGCTACTTTTAGGGTTCTGTAGTATATGACTATTAAAACAAAAAGATAATAGAAAACCCAATGAGAATGCGGCTTCACAGAGGTTTTTTACTACATTTGACAATTCCTAATAATTTAACATAAAATTTACATAAAATAAATGTTAAAAAGCTTGTCTATATTAAAAATATTGTTATCGTGACGCATAATTAAGGAATAAGACTATTTGAAATATAAAAAAATACTAATTTATCTTTATATATCTTATTTTTATTTGTCTTTTAATCATAGTACAATGATACTACTAATCAATAGCATAAACTAACATAAAAAACGCATCTGTGTATTTTATTTGTCTTTTTATTTGCGTATTAAAAAAATAGTACTATCTTTGTCCTTTATTAATCACTTAAAAACTTAAAATTATGAAGAATTTACTAAATTTATTTACTGAAATCACTGAAAATGAGTCAATTGAATTGAAATCTTTTTATAATGTCACTCTTGGGAATCGTGACGAAATTGTTTTTCAATGTAACATTACGGAAGACAATGTAAAGAATGTTAGAAACTTGCTAAACATTCTCGAGTCAAGGAATGACTATAATAATACAGTTACTTGTATCACTGAATATGGCAATATTAAAACCGTAGTTGAATTAAAAGATACTGAGACTAGTCTTTTAACTCGAATAGTAATAAACATCTATTAATTAAAAATAATTTAATAATAATAATCTAAAATTAAACATTATGAAGACATTAAAACTAGACAAAGTAATAATCGTAAAAGATGATAAGAATAATATTACAATAATTGCTTCTGAAGCATTAAAAGGATATCAACTTAAAAAGATATTAAAAGACAATGAAGAGATAATAGAAGCTTTTAAAAGTACTGAAAAAGTAAAAAGAAATCGTAGGACTAAAAAGCAAATCGAAATTGCTAACTATTGTAATGATGTCGATAACTATAAGTATTTTATTGTAAATTTAGAGATAAACAAAATAAATGTAGGATTTGAAGCAAAAGATGATTGCAAGCAGGATTTAATCGATAATGGCTTAGAAAAAGACAAAAATTTCAAGATTTGCAGCTATAAAGAATGTATAAAATTAGGTATTGACATTGAACAAACTTTAAACGATTGGAAAGCATATAATTAATAACCAAAAAATAAATAAACTTATGATAACATTAACAGACAAAAACGGACTAAAATACATACAAACTAAATACGGTAAAATTTATGATACAATACCTAAATCTAAAATTTTAGGTGAATTTCACAACTACAGCAATAAACAAAAAATATAAATAATAACAACTTAAAATTAAACACAATGAAGAAACAAACTAAAAAACAACTAAATAAAATTAGTAAAAATTTAGATTACTTTTTTAACCTAGCAACTAAACAGGATATTAAAAGCGGCTCGAATTGGTATCAAGATGCAAATAATATCACAAAAGATATATCTTCAAAATATGATGTAAATCCTTATAAGGTAGCTAGTGTTATATCCTGCTTGTCTCCTCGCAATAGGTGGCAGCAGAACTTAAAAGATGCTGCCAAAGTTTGCGAAGCCTTCAAATTTGGCTTGCATCCTGAAGATATAAAAGTTTGTACATTTCACACAAATAAATATAAAGCTTTTAATATACTAGCAGGTAATCTAGAAATCACTCTCAACAGCTTAAAAACTTTTAACTTTGTGCAAAATATAGCTTATCTTAATGATGATTATTTAACGGTTGATATATGGCATATTCGAGCCTGTTTAAAAGAATATAGAAGCATAAAAAATGCTAACATTGGAAAGGTAGCATATCAACAGATAAAAGAATTAACAATAAAAAAAGCGGAAGAGCTAAATTTAACAGGGTTTCAATATCAGGCTATTTTGTGGCTATCTTGTCAAAATTATTATAATAACTTAAATAACTAAATAATGCAATTAAATATAAAGCAAGCGATAAGGATTTATACAAGTGATAAGGATTTTATAATTATCACATTCGATATTAATAATGCAGTTAAAAAAATTACATCTATAATACTTACCAATGATTTACATAGACATTATAATAGTAAAAGTAAATTTCAAACTTTTAGAGTATTAGAAGACATTAAAAACAATATTAAAAAATCATTCACAATTCATTAACCCACTAGTAAACAATATTAAAAGATATGACTAATTTAACAACTTCAATCCTATTCAATTTCGCATTCTCAGACACTCTAAGCGACTTTTATACAGTATGTGCTAATGATTACTACAGTCTGTTAAAACCTCCTTAAAAGTACCTTAAAATAGATAATATCTATATGTCACCGTGTCAGTATCCAATTTTGTGAATATGCCATTTTGACGTAAATCGCAAGTGGGTGGGGCTGAGTTACTCAGTGTTATGAATTCAACGATTTGAGTAGGGATAAGTCTGTTTAATATTAAAGGGTATGGTTAGTAGTAGTATGATTACTAGTGTATTATATGGCTTACGAGTGTATTATGTGGCTGAGGCTCGTCAATCTCAAAATTGTAAGAGCCTTTCGTGACGATTAACTCGCCTGAAAAAGCATATTAAGGGTCACACCTTTGAGGGTGTTCCCTTTTGTATATTAATGGAATAGTGAAATATCTATTTGATAAAGCACCCCCTATACAATTTATAAAAATATTGAAATACAAGTTGTTTAACTTGCCGACTGTTCAGGAATATTCATTGGGTGCAACAAAATTGTAAAAAGGTTATGAATGACTGTCAGTGGAGATTTAGCTGAACCAATAGGAGACTAGCCTTAAAGTTTGGTGCTTGTTCTTGAGTTAAGAAACCGACCTCGAAATGAAATGTTATACTATAATACTAAAAAAGGTGCAAAGTGTTTGGGTTATTCACAGTTTATTTATCAACAATAAGAAAATAATATAGTTATTTAATACACTATAAGTAAATTCTATAGTACTTTAGTAAAACAAAAAGGTATAAATTTGGTATTATAATATAGAAACTTATAATAGACTATGCATTTAGAATTACCAATTAACATTAACGGAGTAGAATTAAAGGATTATCAGAAGTTTATGAAGATAGCTGAAGCCAATCCTGATGTAGAGAATAACTTTTTAGATATTAAGTTATTGGAGATAGTTTGTAAATTAGATTACAATACTATTAGTAAGATGCCTATTACAATCTTTGATGAGATACTAGGTGAGTTAGCTAAAGTGTTTAGTGAAAAGACTCCTTTAGTTAATAGGTTTAATATGACTGACAAGAATGGTGAAGTAGTTGAATTCGGGTTAGTGCCTAATCTAGATAAGTTATCTTTAGGTGAGTATATTGACCTTAATACATACTTTGATGACTTAGATGAGATGCATAAAGCTATGGCAGTTTTATACAGACCTATCCACCCTAGTTTTAGAGGTAAACCTCATTATAGGATAGCAGAATATCAGGGAACAGAAGAGTTTTCAGAAATTATGAAGGAAATGCCTTTAGGGATTGCTTTAGGAGCGAAGGTTTTTTTTTATCGTTTAGGGATGAAGTTGGCGAAACTTACAGTGAGTTATTCGCAGAAGATATTGATGAAGGAAGCAGTACACTCGGAGGAGGTAGCAACTTTGCTGAAAGATATGGATGGTATCAGCAACTCTATTCTCTCGCAGGAGGTCAAGCGCTCAGAATATCTGAGACAACTAAATTATCGGTTCACGAAGCAATGACTTGGTTGCAATTTGAGAAAGAAAAAATAAAGGCTGACAGACAAGCAATAAAAGGAAAGTTTAAATAATTATGAAACAAGTTTATAACATATTAGATTCTATTGAACAACATTTCAATTTGAATGAAATAAATACCAATACTGTTAAGTTTGGTGAATTTGATGAGGTCAATCTTAATAAGACAACCTTATTTCCTTTAGCACACTTTATGTTAGAGGATATGCGATTCAATGGAACTACTATCGAATTTAAGATAAGAGTATTAGTTGCTGACGTAGTTGATGAAAGCAAGGATTATGATAACTCATTCAAGGGAGCAACAAACCTTCAGGATGTATTAAATACACAAGCATCAGTTATTAATAGACTTATAGAGTCTGTCAGAGGCAATAGAGGATATTTAGCTGAAAGACAATATGTACTTAAAAATACTCCTGTAGCTAAAATGGTTTATGGAGATTATGAGAACCTGCTTTATGGATGGGAGGCTGAAATAGTAATTGAAGTTCCTAATGATATTAGTGGATGTGAAGTAATTGATGATGGAATTCCTGAGTAATGGATAGCAGAGATTTTGATAAAATATTTGATAAGTATGGCTCTAAGATTGTAAATACATTACAAAGAGAACTTAGGGTACAGAAATTTGTAGCTAGTGGTAGAACTGTAGATTCAATTTACCATAAAACTAAAGATGGTGGTAAAGGCTTAGAGATTTGGGGTAGTGGTTCATTGGATTTACTTGACAAAGGATTATCATCAGGACAATCTAGACCTAGTTCAGTAGAGATACTGCAATGGATGAGGGACAGAAACATCCGACCTATTAACTTTAAAAGAAGAGGGAATACAATGTTTGCAGCGTCTAGTAATAGGAATATGAAATCATCAGCATATTTAATAGCTAGAAAGATTAGAACTAAAGGAACGATTAAAAGATTGAACTATAATGGAGCAAATATACTATCTTATGTAGATGGTGAAAGTGATTTGCAGAGAGAACTAATGGAAGAATTAGGAAAAGAAGTAATGACAACAATAAACTTTGAATTACTCAAAGTAAGGGACATAGAAAGAAGAAATATATAATTATGGCAGCATACGAAGCACCAATAGACCCTGCAACAGGGTTACCAACTGAAGAAATACTTTTGCGTTCACCATTTTGGGTAGAATACGAAGACGCTAATCTAGACTATATCTTAGTAGACCTAAGAGTATGGATAGGTGAAGTTTCGGCTGAACCTGCTAATCCTGATGTTACATTAAGAAGCAAGGCTTTTGATGGTAAGGCTTCAGTAGATATAGCTGAGTTTGCTAGAGACTTTGTTGAGGTAACAATTAGTACAGGAAGTGAAGCTGCAGAGTCAAGTGCAGTTTGGATTTCATTTGACTTGACTTGGGTATTAACAACTGAAGAGTCAACCACAGACCCTACTGCTTATTTTATAGGTTTGGATGGTTATGGCACTTTTCATCAAGGTAATAACTTTCAAAACATTACCTATCAGGAAGTAATGTTATCAAGTCCTATTGTTAATGCGTACCCTGATATATCAATTAGAGTACCTGTAAGACAAGATAAGTTAATAGGTTATGAATTGCAGACTAGAAATTGGAATGTAGCTAAGTCAGACACTCCTAATACACCTTATACAACTTTTCATACAGTATCAGGATTAACACCTTCTACAAATACTGCTGATGCAGTAGTGTATATCAGTTCATCACACCTATCTAATGTAGCAGATAGAATATTATTACACTTTGAGCAATCTCCAATTCCTTATCCTGATGAAACTGTTGATATTAACTACCTAGATTGTACAAAATATGGGTATAATAAAGTGTATTTTGTTAATAAGTTTGGATGTGTGCAAGAACAACATTTCGCAGGTAGATATTCTGTAGCAGTAAGCACAAATAGTAGTGAGTTTACTAGAAATTTACTTGACAATGGGTCTTATTCAGCCACAAGGCATCAAAAAGTAACAATGAATAAAAATGGCACTATTAAATTCACCATTAATACAGGATGGGTAGATGAAACTGAGAATGATACATTCTTGGAGATGATGATGTCAGAGCAAGTATGGGTAAGATGTAGTAATGATGCACTTGGTATTGGATGGTTGCCAAAAACACAATCAAGTTGGAATGTACCTTGTAAATTAACAAGCAAAGATTATAAAATAAAGACTATTAAGTCCGATAAGATGATTTCTTATACTTTTGAGTTCACCTCAGCAAATGATTGGATAAATACAGTAAGATAAAATGATTAGACCTAATTTATATATAAACTCTAGTACCTTAAATGATGATGGTGACATTATCGACAATTGGATGCAAGCTGACTTAGATGAGAATGTTAAAATCTCTATAAAAGACACAGTAAAGGATGCAAAAGATGTTGGTAAGGTTTTTACTGCGTACACTAACCAATTCAAGTTACCTGCTTCACCAACAAACAATAGAATTTTTAAGAGGTGGGGTAATTTTAATGTTTTAAATGGGTATGATTCTAGAAGAAAGCACTCAGCATTAATAAAACTTAATGGAATAGACTATAAAAAGGGATATATTAAGCTAAATAGTGTTAATTTAGAGAAAAATATGCCTGTTAGCTATAATGTACAGTTTTATGGTGAATTATCATCATTAAAAGACATTTTAGGTGAGCATAAGCTAGGTTCTTTAGTTTCTCTAGGTAAGTATTCATTTCCGTATAACTACGCTAATATGCAAACAGGACTGTCTACTAGCTTTGATGTAGCTAAATTACCTCCTTCTACAGGTGAAACAGGGGTTACTTTAGTGCCTAATGCAGGCAATGGAATGTTTAAAGTACCACTTATATCTCATACTAGAGGCTTTATGTATGCAGATAGTGATGGTGGATTCAGAGAATTAGCACCTTTAACAGGTTTACCTGCAGTAACGAGTCCTGATAGGCTAACTTATACTGATTTAAAGCCTGCAATCAAGCTTTCAGCTATATTTGATGCGATTGAAGAGGATTACCCACAAATTGTGTTTAATAAGGAATGGTTATTCGGAGCAGAAGACCCTTCAACATTAGACGAATTATACGTTTGGTTACACAATAAAAAGGGTTATATAACCTATTCTAACTCATCACAAGAAGGTGGAGAAGATGGAAATGTATGGACTAGACTAATAAAAGACTTTGGTGCAGGCGTTGAAGAGGGTGAAATGGTACTTAAAACCATTTCAGCACCTGACTTTAGACCTTTTACTGACTTAGCATCAGAATTTAAGAGTTATAGAGGTAAATTTACTGTACGAAACATAACAGGAAGTGGATTTCTTAAGGCTAGTGTGACTGTAGTTAACTCTAATGGAACTAGAGTAACAGAATTAGTAGAATGGGATGAAGAAGCTGCTGAGGTTAATGTTTATTTTGATATAAACTCAGTAATGGGAACGCAATGGTTAGAGGTTAAGGTTTTAGCTTCAGGTGCTATCGAAGGGTTCGCCCCTGCATTAGAATTAAGACAATTTATTGCACAAAATCCTGTTCCTACCTTTAACTTTTTTGATGCGTCATCTGATGAAGCAGAATATGAGGATACTTTAATATATTCGGAGATAGTACCTCATTTATTATTACCTCAGGTAAAGATATTAAGTTTCTTAAGTGATTTGATGAAAACTTATAACTTGATAGCAGTTGAAGAGGTAGATGTTAACGACAATTATAAAATTAATATAATGTCAGTTGACCATTGGTTAGAAACAGGTAGAACATTTGAGGCTACACAATATGTTGATATTGATAGAACCTCAATAGAAAGAATAGCACCTTATTCGTCGGTAGAGTACCTTTACGATAAGCCTAAGACATTCTTAGCTATAAATCAAGGTAAGATAACAGGTGATGAATTTGGAGGCGTTAGATTTGATGTAGGGAACTTTACTCAGGGAGTAGAGACTAGCAATAATTTACTTTTCGATGGTGGCAAGTATGATGTTAAGCCTAAGTTTGAGAAGATGATGTATGAAAGACTAAACAATACTGATGGAACTCTAACAGACTTACAATGGGGATGGTTTGTTAATGATAATAAAAAATCATTACCTGAGCCTGTAGATGGGAAATTACCTTTAATATTATATTGCAATAAAAAGACTATAAGTGATGGTAGGACAATTACTTGGGGTGATGATGTTGTTACTAGCGAGTATTTTGCTCCTTCTAATGTAAGTTATTTTGAGGATTATACAACTCACTTTAATACTGAGTTTGATGAGTGGACTAGAGAATTAAATGATAACTCTATATTTGCAAAGTTTCATAATAAATACATATCAAGTATTTATTCTAACTATGCTAGAAGATATATTGTAGAAACATACTTACCTCCACTTATATTTCAGAATTTAAAGTTAAATGACATAATAGTTATTAATAGAAATGATTTCTATATTGAAGGAATGGATATTGATATTACAACAGCTAAAACTAAGTTAAAATTGCTTAGATTAACTGATATTCAAGCACAATGGGGAAATAGAGGTAGATGGCAAGATGATGGACTTTGTTTAATATGGAATGAGGCAGCAGGATTATGGGAAGAGACTGAAGAACTATGGGATTGTAATGCACAAGGATATGATGTAAGTTTAGTTGCTTATTATAGAGGTGAACAGAACTTTGATGATAGTAGTGGTAATAATCATCAGGGTACAGGTTGGATATTTGATGAAGGTGGAGGTGGTGAAGAAGATAGGTCACCTACATTTGGTTCAGGAGTAGATGGTAATGCTATTTGTTTCGCAGCCAATGAGGAGCATTTTTGGATGGCTAATAGTGAGGACTTTACTTTCAGTGCTAATGGTGCTGATGTACCTTATTCTATTTCAGCTTGGAAGCAATTAACACTTACTCCTGCAGATGGTAATAGTAGTTATTTTGCTAGTAGAACAGACACTAATGAGGAGTGGGAAATAAAACACACTGCTAATGGATTTGAACAGATTGAACTACACGACTCAACCACAGGAGGTACTTTAATTGCTCAATTTGATTATCAATCTAATGGATATGTTTTAGGACAATGGTATCATATTGTATGGACTTATGATGGTAGTGCTACTGCAGCAGGAATAAAACTATATATTGATAATGTAGAAGAAACTTTAACCTACATTGAAGATGCTTCGTATGTTACGATGAGACACCATCCACAAAGAACAACTATTGGAGTTAAAAATGACCACATAACTAGAAATGAGTATGTAGGATGTATGGATGAGATTATGTTCTTTAAAGGACTTAAATTAAACTCAGAACAGATAGATGATTTGTATCAAATGAATGCACCAACATTTGCTATTGATGACAATACAGTAATAGTGGCTCAGCAAAGAACAGGAGTATCAATTAGTGAAAGAGCAGGAAGACTAGAATTAACACCTAAAATATAATTATGGATAATAACGATAAAGCAAACTATCTAAAGAATGTATTACACTTATTAAAGATAAGTAATTACTACATTTCTGATGAGGATATATTGACTGCTAAAGGGAAATATGAAGCACCAACATCCTTGAAAGAATTAATACCAAATGTTAAACGAAACTTAATTAAAATATAATGACTCAAGAGAATAGAATAAATATAGATTTAAATTTTCTTACTGATGAGGCAGTAGCCAACTTGAATAGGTTAACTACAGAAATCCAAAAATTAAAGGGTGAGGTAGTCGATTTAGATATGAGGCGTACAGAAAGTAAAGTTAAAGTTCAGCAGTTAGAGGCTGCTGAACGTAAGTTAGCTAGTACTACTGCATCTTATGCTGCTCAAGTTCAAAGGTCAACTACTGCACACGCAAATAGTACTGCTGCAATTAACAAACAGATAGCTAAGCTTAGAGAAGAGGCTTCTGTAATGGATATGAGTAGTCAAGGTTATGCAAAAAAGCAAATTCAGATACAGAACTTAAGTAAGCAGTTTAATGGTGTTAGTGGTTCTTCAGGACAAGCTACTGCTTCAGCTATAGAATTTGGTAGGGTAGTTTCGGATGCACCTTATGGTATTAGAGGTATGGCAAACAACATATCTCAATTATCAACTCAATTAATCTCAGTTGGTAATGAAAGCTTAAAGGCTTCAGGTAAGGCTATAACATTTCGTACCTCGCTAAGTGCAGTAACTATAGGGCTTAAGCAGATGTGGAAGGCTCTTGCAGGACCTCTAGGCTTGCTATTAGCAATGCAAGCAATAATAGCAGCATTTGATTATTTTGGAGGTGGTGCAAAGAAAGCTAAGAAGGAAGTAGAAGATTTAACAGATTCATTTACTGAGGCTGCTACAGAAATGTACATCTTAGATAAAATTATGAATACTTGGAATATGTCTGCTGAGACACTAACTAAAATCGTTAAACTAGCTAATGAGGAATATGAAGACCTTAATTTAAAGATTGAAGAAAATGGAAGATTAACTACTGAGTCTCAGGAAGCATTAGATTTATATACTGAATCCTTACTTAGAAATGCAAAGGCTAAAGCAATTGCTGAGGTTATTCAAGAGGAATTGACTTTTCAAATAAGAGAAGAAGGTAAGGCGTTGAAAGACCAATTAAGTACTGTAGAGACAGTTGGACTAGGTATTATAGCAAATATTACAGGTGCAGGTTATGCCTCAGCACAAGGTGTGAAAATTGCTATGAATAATTTAGATGATAAGCTAGAAAGCAGTAGGGATGTAGTTGCTAAATATATGGCTATGTTAACTGAAGATGATGGAGCATTAGCTTTAACATTATTTGGTAAGGATAAGAAAGATAAAGGCGCTAAAACATTAAGAGATTTCAAGAAGAAATTACTTGATATGTCAAAGGCTATTCTTAAACTTAGAAAGGATGCTGCTGATTTAGATGATATTGATGATGTAGAAAGATTAGCTAGAAGTCAGGATTATGAGAGACAAGGATTAGAACTTGTTAAGACTAATTTCATTGAGAAAGAGAGACTTAGATTAGAAAACTTTAAGAAGAAAAATAAGGATGCTAAAAAGCAAGCTGAAGCTGAAGCTATATTTGCTGAAGAGGTTACTAAAGCTGAACTTGAATATCAAGTAGCAGTAGATGCTCAAAAAGTATTACAAGCTAAACAGACTGCAAATCTATTAGAGGATATTAGATTACAACAATTATCTAGAGAACTAGGCACTGATGTTGATGTAGCTGAAAGCAATTTGGATATTGGTATGCTAAATGAGGATACTGTTAATATGCGAATGGCTCAGATTGAGGAATTAACTAGGAAAGTATGGGATGCTGAAGATGCTGATTTTGCTAATAGACAAGTTGAATTATCTGAGAAGCTAAGACTAGCAGGTGAGGATAAAATGTCTATTGCTCAGGAATTAGCTGACCAACAAAGAATGTTCGACCAAAATAGAATGGCTGAAGAAATTCAATTAGAACAGGATAAGATAAATGCTAAGAAAGAAATTCAATTAGAATATGTAGGTTGGATAGGTGGATTATCAAATGTATTTAAAGCTATTGGTAAAGAAAATGAAGCAATTGCATTAGCAGCATTAATATTGGAAAAAGGTTCAGCAGTAGCAGGTATAGTTATAAATACTATATCAGCTAATAATGAAATTAAGGCTAATATGGCAGCAATAGGTTCTTCTTATGCAGCAGCAACCGCACAAGCATTTGCTATCAGTCCATTTGCAGGAGCAGCAGCAGCAGCAGGTTTTAAGGCAGCAAGTATTACTGAACAAGCTGCAGGTGCAGCTAGAATTACTAAGAATAACATAGGTGCAGGTATATCTATTGCAGGCATTTTAGCAACTACCCTTAAAGGCTCAGGCGGAAGTGCTAGTAGTGCAGGAGGAAGTTCAGGTGGAGGTTCAGGTGGAGGAGCAGCAGCTTTTACGCCAAACTTTAATATAGTGGGGAATAGTGAATCTAATCAATTAGCCGATTCTATTGCTAATCAGGTTAACAATCCTACTCAAGCTTATGTAGTTTATGATGATATAGAAACTGCAGCACAACTGAAAGCTAATGCTATTAATAGTAGTGGAATATAAAACAATTTGATATAAACGGAGTATTAATAATATAAAGCAATAAATATAATGTCAAGAACAAGAAAAGGGTCTTTTATCACAGTTCGACCCGATGCGATAACAACTACTGAAAGAAATAACCTCAACCCTGAGAAAGGTGAGGTTATTCACAACTTATCTACAGGAGATAATGAATATTGGAATGGAAGTCAATGGATTGGAGAAGGAGCAGTAGAGCCTACTGATTTAGATGGAAGGATAATTGTTACTCAAGCAAATGTAGCAACTACTCTAGGTGGAGTTATTGATTCCACTAAAGAATATTTTTTAGATGGCGTAATAGATTTAGGTACTATTCAAATAACTGTTCCTGTTAACGGAATGACTATAAGAGGATATAGCTTTGATATAAGTGGACTAATATCCTCAGAAAATAATTATACTATGTTCATATCAGAGTCCATACCAATAGGTTCAGGGAATTTACTTGGTCAGGAATTTTTTATTACTGTTAGTGGAACAGGGTCTAAGGTTTACGAACTTTATGATGCTACAGGATTTAACGCATTTGAGTTTACAAGAATAAATTATATTGACTGTACAAGTTTAGGAGATATTTATGATTATAGACAGGGATTAGAGACAGGTACAGGTAGATTTGGTGGTTCTCCTTCATTAACGCTTCACGGATTATGGAGAGGTGGATATAGAATTACAACATCAATAGTAAGAAGTTTAAGTGCAGGAATGACAGAACCTTTATTTAAAGAAGGACTTTTGTTTCAGATGAATAGTAGATTTTTGTCAGACATAAATTGCGATTTGCCTGCTTCAGCAGCGTTATTAGACTTTCAGCCTTTAAACTTTCCTAACCCTTCAACCCTTCAATTGAGAGGTTGTATAATTTCAAGAGATGGAGTATTTGACCCTACAGATGCAAATATAGTACCTAATATTAGTGAAAGTGACTTATCAAGTGAGTTTGCTAACAATCAAGGGTTATTCAATACTTTTGTTGGAGGAGAATTGGCTTTAGCTGCAGAAGTGGAGACAACTATTAATACTCAGAATGTATCTGAGGTATTAGCAGGAACATTTACTGCTAAAGACTTACAACATTTTTCTTCACCTGCAAATGCACAACTTAAGTTTAATGGAACAAATCCTGTTGAGTATACAGTTAGTTGGGATTTTGTATTAGAAGGAGTACAAAATATCGAATACTCTATAGAATTAATTAGATTTAGAGATGCAGTAGAAACGATTATTCACCAACAAACAAGAGTTATAAATAACTCACAAGGTGGTAGAGATGTTGCTTACTTTACAGGTAATCATCACGATAGAATACTAAATGGAGATATAACATATTTTAAGGTGAGAAATTTAGATGGAACAGGAAATTGTACTCTTGAATTAGATTCTACTTGGGAAATAGATGCAAGATAATATTATGAAAAAACATAGAACACCACAAGAGATAATGATGGCTGATGAAAAAGCCATTAATAAGTTACCTATAAAAAAAGAATCATTTATAAAAAGAATAATAAACAAACTATGGAATTAATAGAAACAATCGAATTACTAATTGACGATGGTATGAATAGTGGTATTAATGCCATTAGTTTCGTAAACAGACCTGCAATTGAAAGAGATTTTGTTCACTTAAATGAACAGAAAATCGAAATGAAAGCAGTGGATAATGACAAGAGAATCGTTGTAGGGCTCGCTCTTATCCCAAATAAGCTTATTAGACGAGTTAAAGCAGGATATGAATACAACATAACCTTCAGTGAAGAAACAGTCCGTAAAGCTGCTGAAAAGTACCTTAAAACACTTAAAGTACATAATACTACAGTTGACCATAAAGATGTGGTAGGAGATGTTTATTTAACTGAATCTTGGATAGTAGAAGACCCTACTAATGATAAAAGCAACATTTATAATCTAGATGCACCTAAAGGAAGTTGGGTAGTAGCATTTAGAGTGGAGAATGATGATGTTTGGAAAAAGATTAAAGATGGTGAATACTTAGGATTCTCTATTGAAGGGGTATTTAAAGATAGTATTGTAAATGCTGAAGAAGAGTCTGCATTAGAAAAGATTAATACATTAATAGATGAATATAAAAACAGTTTAAATAAATAATTATGGCAAATAAAAGAAAAGGAAAGTACGATACTAATAAGCACAATTCTAGTCCTAAAAAGAATAAGACTGCTTGTTTATGTAAGGATGGTAGTTATTCAAGAGAATGTTGTGATGGTGAGTTACAATCTCAAGGAATAGGTTCAGTAGATGGTGACAATAGCGTAAGTGCTAAATCAAATAGTAGAGAACCTAGAACAAAAAATGTGAATAGAAGTTAACGAAAATAAGACAAAAGATTCGTTATCTAGTATTATTAATAATAAGAATAAAATTAACAACTAAAACTATGAGAAAACCAAAGGAACTTTTCGATGCAATAGTGGAACTAGCCAAATCGGTTGGTACACCTGTTGAGGAAAGTACAGTAACAGATTCTAATGAAGAAGTGGTAGTTTCACCTAATGAAGTAGTTGAAGAAGAAGTTGTATTAGAAGAAGTCTCTTCAGAGGAAGTAGTATTAGAAGACACTCCCGAAGTTGACGCTCCTGCAGAAGTAGTTGCACCTGTTGCAAGTGTTTCTAAAGCTGAGTTTGATTCTGCTATAGCTGAAATTAAAGAGATGTACACGAAAGTGTTAGAAAGCATTTCACCTTCAACAACTCAAGAAGTGCCTGCAGAACTATCTGAAGAAACTGTAACAGAAGAAGTAGTTGAGGAGTCAGTTGAACTAAGTGAGGTAGATGAAACTACAGATGATTTAGTACACGACCCTGAAGGTATGGTAGAAAAGAAACAAACATTTCTTTACGCTCAAAACCGAACTCAAACCACAGAGGATGTGGTATTCAAATCATTATTTAATTCAATTAATTAACAAAAAAACAATAAAAAATGCCAACAACAACTAATATTACAACTAGCTATGCGGGGGAAAAGGCAATGCCTTATTTGTCTGCTGCTTTGTTATCACCAACTACTATTCGTAATGGTGGAATAACAGTTAAGCCTAATATCAAGTTCAAACAAGTATTGAAAAGAGTTGCGATGAGTGACCTTATCAAAGATGGAACTTGTGATTTTACGCCTACTGCTACCATCACTGTTGATGAAAATACACTTACTCCTAAGGAGTTTCAAGTGAACTACACTTTGTGTAAGCAAGATTTCCAAGATGATTGGGATGCAATTTCTATGGGATTATCGGCTCACGATAATTTACCTCCTGATTTAGCTTCTTTCATTATAGGTAAAACTGTAGCTGAAGTTGCTACTGCAAATGAGTCTATCATTTGGAATGGTGCTGACGGAAACGAAGGTGAATTTGATGGATTAATCACATTATTTACTGCTGATGCGACTGTAATTGACCAAGCAGGTATTGCTGCTGCTTCAGGAACTATCCAAGCTGAAATGAGAAAGGTTATAAACCTTATCCCTGAGGCTATCTATGGTAAAGAGGATTTAAAATTATATGTTGCTCCTAATGTTTGGAGAGCGTATGTTTCTTCTTTAGCACTACAAGGTGGTGGAGATGGTTACAGAAATGAAGGTTCTAATCAAGGATTTTCTCAGTTACAATTTGAAGGTGTAAACATCTTTATGGCTTCAGGTATGCCTTCTAGCTATATGGTAGCTGCTCAGTCTTCTAACTTATTCTTCGGAACAGGTTTAAGTTCTGATAGAAATGAGGTTAAAGTATTGGATATGGCTGACAAAGATGGTTCACGAAATGTGAGATTTGTTATGCGATATACTGCAGCAGTAGGTTATGCTTATGGTGCAGAGGTAGTACTTTACACACCTGCATAATAAGTGATTTGATATAAGGGGATGGAGGGTTTAATTACCCTCCAAATCCTATTTCTAATCTAATCTAATAATCTAAAAAAAATACTATAAAATTATGGCTTGCGAAAATTTATCATTAGGGCGTTTAAAACCCTGTAAGGATTCTGTAGGTGGTATCAAAAATATCTATTTCATTAACTATGGAGATATTGATGGACTAGCCTATAATATAACAGACCTAGATGTAATTGACACTCTAGGAGTTGCAGTTGCTGCTTACAAATACGAGGTGCATTTTTCAAGTTCTTTCACTCAAAATATTCAGTCTTCTGTTGAAAATGGAACTACTGCTTTTGAACAAGTTCTTGAATTGTCTATGCCTAGACTATCTAAAGAAGACCACAAAGAGATTAAATTAATTTCTTACGGACATCCTCACGTTATTGTGGAAGACCAAAATGGTGCTTTCTTTGTAGCAGGATTGCTAAACGGAATGGAAGTTACAGGTGGAACAGTTGTAACAGGACAACAAATGGGAGATTTTAGTGGATATACTCTTACCCTAACAGGTATGGAGAAAACTCCTGCTAATTTCCTTGATACTAACTTAGTTGATGCAGGTGGAACAATCACTGCGGGTGTGTAACACTTACAATTAATTAATATTTATTTATAAAAGCCTCCCTAATCGGAGGCTTTTTTATTTATATTCAAAACAAAAACATACTTTTTTGGTATTATAGTATGAAGATATTAAATACAAACTCAGTAACCAATGTATTGAAGTTTATACCTAGACACATTGACCTAACAAATGTTACTGTATTCACATCCGTAACTATTACAGAGGAAGGTAGTAATGCTACTGAAACTTTGGATAATGAGGCTTTAACACTAGGTGCTATTGCTATTGATGGTGATTACTTAACAGTAGAGTGTGACTTTACTATATTGAAAGTAAATAACACTTACAACATTGAAATAAAACAGTATTCTGATGACCAAACATTCAATCCTGTTGATAGGACTTGGTATGATGTTGATTCAGGAACTAATGAGGCGATTATACATAGATGTAAGGCTACTGCTATTGCAGGACTTGTTTCTGATGATTACAGTATTAATGATGGAGAATTTACAATTGATGAAGACGAAGATAATAGAATAATAAGAATTTATGACTAAAAAAACAGAAGAGGGTAATGTAAAAAACCCACAGGTAAGATTTGTGAACTTATCACACTATGAGAGACCTACTGTAGTAGAAACTGTTGGTAAGGAATGGATTTCTTATGGTGAGGATAACAACTACTTTGGTTCTATAATAGAAAGATATTTAGGTTCACCTACTAATGCAAGATGTGTTAATGGTATATCTGATATGATTTATGGTAGAGGACTTGAGGCAGTTGATAGAAATATCAATAGAGATTCTTACATAGAAATGAAGAAACTTATTGATGAAAAAGAATTGCGTAAGGTTGTAGGCGATAGAAAACTATTAGGACAAGGATGTTTTAAGGTTGTTTATAATAAAGCCAAAACTAAGGTGATTGCTATAAAGCATCACCCTATGGAAACTTTACGAGCAGAAAAAACTACTAATGGTGTTATAAAAGGATTTTATTATCACCCTAATTGGAAAGAATTTAAGAACGGAGACAAACCTAAAAGAATACCTACTTTTGGAAACGGAAATAAAAAAGAAACTACAGAAGTGTATATCGTTAGACCATATGTTTCGGGCTTTTACTACTATTCACCTTGTGATTACCAATCATCTTTACAGTATAGTGAGTTGGAGCAAGAGGTATCTAACTATCATTTGTCAAATATCGAGAATGGCTTGCAACCTTCTTTACTTATTAACTTTAACAATGGAACGCCTACTGAAGAAATTCAGGAAGGTATGGAAAGAAAGATAAACGATAAGTTTGGTGGAGCAGGAAATGGAGGTAAGTTCATAATTGCGTTTAATGATGATAAAGAAACTGCTGCTACAATAGACCCTATTCATTTACCTGATGCACACGCTCAATATCAGTTCTTAGCTGATGAGAGTAGAGAGAAGATAATGTTAGGTCACGGAATTGTATCGCCAATTTTATTAGGTATTAAAGATAATACAGGATTTGGAAACAATGCTGAAGAGTTAAGGACTGCATCTATTTTAATGGATAACATAGTTATTAGACCTTTTCAACAGAATATAATTTCAGCTCTAAATGATATACTAGCAGTTAATAAAATATTTTTATCATTATACTTTGTTACTTTACAGCCAATAGAATTTGTTGAATTAGATAACATCTCTACAAGCGTTGTTAAAGAGCAGGAGACAGGCGAAAAACTCTCTAGTCATACCAAACTAACAAAAGAACAAGAAGATGCCTTAATTGAGTCTCTAAATGCCTCAGGAGAGGTCGTAGATGACTCTTGGGAATTGATATATCAATGTGATGCTGAAACAGGAGTTAAATTAGCTGATGCTAACCCTAATGAAAAGTCTATTGAAGATAAGGGTATTTATAAGATAAGATATAAATATTCACCTGTAAGAAATGATGATGATAGTAGGTCTTTTTGTAAAAGAATAGAAACACTATCTGTTAATGATATAGTTTTCCGTAAAGAGGATATTAATCAAATGAGTTTTAGAGGTGTTAATAAGGAACACGGACACAAAGGTGGAAATTATAGTTTGCTAAAATATAAGGGAGGAATTAATTGCCATCATTTTTGGACTATGTTAGTTTATAAAAAGAAAGGTACAGGAGCAGTTAATATTGATGAAGCAGTATCAGAAGGATTAATATTACCAAATAACCCTGAAGAAATGGGAATAAGACCTGTTGATATGCCTAATCAAGGAAGGTTTCTAAGTAAGATTAAGAATTTAATAAAAGGAAAGAAATAATGGCAAAAGCAATATTTGTATCACCAAAGTATATAAAACAAAAATCAATTGTCAGTGGAAATGTAGACCCTGATAAGATGATACAGTTTATAGAAACTGCTCAGGATATTCACGTTCAAAACTATTTAGGCTCGAACCTTTATATTAAATTACAGAATATTGTTGACGATGGAACAATAGACGATTTAGGTAATGAAGCGTATAGAACGCTTCTTACCGACTTTATCAAACCTATGTTAGCTTGGTACACTCAGGCTGAATATATTCCTTTCTCAGCATTTATGATTGCAGATGGTGGTGTATTTAAACATAACTCAGAGAATTCATTTAATGCTTCTAGTCAAGAGATTACTAGACTAGCTAAATTAGCTAATGATAAAGCACAGTTCTATACTAATAGACTTATCGAGCATTTAAGAGATAATGAGTCTGATTACAGTGAATATACTGCTTTTAATGATGATATGAACCCTGAAAAAGATGTAAATACTACTACTTGGTATTTAGGATAAAATCTGTTTAATAAGAATGGAGTCAAAGAATATAATAAATAAATATAAAGTAAAGAAAAGCTATGAGATAAAGCTAGATAAGCTAATCTCAAAACTGAGTAAAGAAGAAAAAAAAATAATAAATAATGGGCGTAACTCTAACGAATAAGACAATAAATTCAACCTATCAAGGTTTATTAAAATTTAGTGGTAATGGTGTTGTTACACCTTCTTATCAAATTATCACAGATGGATTTGGTAATGATAGTTCTTTCCAATTATCTACTTTAGGTATTAAGACTACAGGGGTAATTGAGTTCACTGACGCTACATCAAATGTATTTTCAGCTAACTCATCCACAGGTGAGGTATTAGCACCATTATCTACTATTGGAATAATTGATGCTGCAGCAGCATCTGTTCTAGTTACTAAAGAATGGGCTAATAATGCAATTTCAGGTAGTGGATTTGTAACGTCAGCATTGCCTATAACAACTGAAGCTATTGTTCTTGGTGATGATGGAGCAAAAGGAGTAAAAGAAAGTATTGTAACTATTAGTAGTAACGGAAATGTAGAAGCAGTAAGAGATTTAGCTGCTGAAAGTATTAATGCTCAGGTAGCAAATAGTAGTACATTAGGTATTGGTTTTAATGCTATGAAATCAGATGTAGGAGGAAACTTATCTACAGGAGTTGGTTATCAAGCATTAGAATACAATTCTACAGGTAATAGCAATACAGGATTTGGTGCATTGACAATGAACAATGTAACTACAAATAATAATAACTCAGCATTTGGTACTTATGCTTTATGGAAACTATTAACAGGTGATAACAATACTGCAATAGGTGCTAAGGCAGGTAGATTTTATGGCGCAACTAGCGAACTTTATAATGTAGCTGATTCTATTTTTATAGGTGCTAATGTAAAAGCTAGTGGTGATGGTATCACAAATGAAATAGCTATTGGTGTAGATGCAGTAGGTCAAGGTAGTAATACTGTTTATATTGGTAATAGTTCAACTACGGATACATTTTTAACAGGTGAAATAACTGCTAATGGCTCAACAATAGCAGGTATTAATGCTATTGGTGCTAAAGCATTAGTATCCAAAGAATGGATAGATGGTGAAGGATTCATTACAGGTTTTGAAGGTTATTTTGAGTCAGGTACAGATGCAGGTGGAGATACTATATCTAATTTAGGTTGGTTATCTTCAGCATCTAGTCAAAGAATTACAGTTGACCAAGCATTAGGAACTATAAAAATAGGTGCAGGATTAACAGTAGATACTACTGTAATGTACTCAGGATATAAAGTAGGTTCAGGTGTTTATGATACTCCATTAGGAACTTATTCTCTTACAATTGGGGTAGCTTCAGATGGTGAAGAAATGTTGAATAGTGGTACTGCTTCTATATTGGTTGGTAGAGACTTATCAAGTGGTTCACAAGGTATTTATAATGCAGGATTTGGTACAGGTCATAATATGGGTACTGCTAGTGGAGACTCTAGTCAATTCGCTGCAGGTTATTATAACGTAGTTGTAGGACAAGCTGCTGCTGCAATAGGTAAGAGCCTTATTACAAGGTCAGGTGCTGAATTAGCAGTAGGATTATGGAATACCGATTATACTAGAACTGCTTCAGAAGCATTTGGTATAGACGCTGCTGACAGAGCATTTATTGTTGGTGTAGGAACAAGTTCAGGTAACAGGAAAGATGGTTTAATTGTACTTAAAGGTGGTGAGGTAAGTATTCCTGAGCAAACTACAGCTAAGATTAACGCTATTGGTGCTAAAGCAGTAATAACAAAAGAATATGCTGATGCTAATTATGTAGATGGTGCAGTAGATAGTGTATTTGGTAGAACAGGTGTTGTAGTAGCTACAAGTGGTGATTATGATGCTGACGAAATAACAGAAACTGCTACAAGAGTATTTGTTACTCCAACAGAAAAGGCTAATTTTAATACAGCTTATGGATGGGGAGACCATTCGGGAGCAGGTTATTCTACTGATATACACGCTAATATAGCTGCTTTAGATTTAGTTTCAGGAACAAACACAGGAGACCAAGATTTAAGCGGTTACCAATTATTATCAGGAAAAGATGCTATAAATGGATATGCGGGGTTAGATGGTTCAGGATTAATTAATCCTTCTCAATTACCTGCACTTGCAATAAGCACAACTTATGTAGTTGCAACTGAAATTGCACAATTAGCTTTAACAGTTCAAGAAGGAGATGTAGCGGTAAGAAGTGACCAAAATAAAAGTTATATAGCATTAAATTCTGATAATGTTAATATGGCAGATTGGCAAGAATTATTATCTCCTACATCAGATGTTGTATCAGTGTTTGGTAGAATAGGTGCAGTTACTGCACAAAGTGGTGATTATACAGCCGACCAAATTACTGAAACTGCATCAAGAGTGTTTATATCTCCTACTCAGGAAACTAACTTTACTACTGCATTTGGTTGGGGAGACCATAGTGGATTGTATGCTACAGTAGGTCATACTCATACATTTGCTTCATTAACCTCAAAACCTACAACAATAGCAGGATATGGTATTACTGATTTTGTATCTCTTGGGGATGCAGAATGGGCGCAACTTTCACATACTCATACATTTGCTAGTCTTACGTCTAAGCCTACAACCTTATCAGGTTATGGAATTACAGGTACTAAGACTAATTTTAATGCAGCATTAAGTAATGGTAGCTTTATGTATGTTGGTGATGCTCCAACAGCACATACTCATACATTTGCTTCATTAACATCTAAGCCAACTACAATTGGTGGATACGGAATAACAGATTTTAATGCTTTAGGTGATGCTAGATGGAGTTTAACAAGTCATAATCACTCAGGTGTTTACGAGCCTGTTTTCAGTAAGAATACAGGGTTTAATAAAAACTTTGGTACTGCTGCAGGTACTGTAGCACAAGGAAATGATAGTAGAATAACAAACGGACAGACTGCTTTTGGATGGGGAGACCATTCAGTAGCAGGATATGGAACAGGTACTGTTACTAGCGTAGGAACTAACACAGGATTAAGTGGGACTGTAACAGGCTCAGGAAACTTAAGTTTAGCTTTACAGAATCTGAATGATATGACTGTGGCAACAGAGGAAACTGATGAACTAATAATTTTAGATAATGGCGTTCAAAAGAGAAAGGCATTTGAGGAAATAGGCTTAAGTATGTTCAGCAATGATGTTGGATTTGCTACTGTAGGGCAACTTTATTCATCTCCTTTAACAACAAAGGGAGACATATTTACTAGAAGTAGTAGTTCTGATAGTAGATTACCTATTGGAACTAATGGTCAAATATTGGAGGCTGATTCAGCACAACCTTTAGGTATGAAGTGGGTAACTCCTGCAGGAGGAGCAGGCGATGTAACTGCAAGTGCTAATCTAGGTGATAATTTTCTAATTAGAGGTGATGGTAATGGTAAAGGTGTTCAGAATTCAGGTATAACTGTAACTGATGGTGACGCAATTACAGGAGTTGATAGTATTGGTATTTCAAATACAGGAAGTCTGTACTTTGGCTATTTGTCAGGTAGTTCAGTAACATCAGCTACAAATAATGTTTGTATTGGAAGTTTTGCGGGTCAAGACATTACCACTGCATCAGACTCTATTTTTATTGGTGTTAATGCGGGTGCGAATGTAACAACAGGCACAAAGAGTATAGGAATAGGAAAAAATGCTTTAGACGCTTGTACTACAGGAGGCTATAATATTGCAATAGGAGATAACGCTTTAAGCGCACAGACTACAGGATTTGGCTATAATACTTGCGTAGGATATGAGTCAGGATTGCTATCAACTACAGGTAACGCTAATACCTATATGGGGCATAGAGCAGGTAGAGAAGGAAGTACAGGCTATGGTAATGTAAGTATTGGATTCCAAGCGGGTCAAAAGTTTACAGGTCTTTCCACGAATAATGTCGTTGTTGGTAGAGGTGGTGCTGAAAACGCAACATCAGGAAGCAGTAATGTCGTTATGGGAATGTATTCGGGTGCCAAAGATGAAGGCAATGCAAATGTAACAGGGATGAACACTTGCACACTTATTGGGTATTATGCTAAATTAAAGAATTCTACAGGAGATAGTAATTCAATGGTTCTTGGTAACGCAGCAATAGGTAAGGGAGATAACACTGCGGTTTATGGTAATGCTTCAATTTTAAGCCATCATTTTGAGGCAGGATATGTCGAGGCTGAAGAATTTAAATTGACAGCATTGAATACTGCTCCTTCTAGTGCAAGTGATACAGGAACTACAGGAGAAATTAGATGGGATGCAAACTATATGTATGTATGTACTGCAACTAATACTTGGAAAAGAGTTGCGGTAGCAACTTGGTAATAATTAATAAATAAATAAATAAATGATACGATTAAAAACAAAGTTAGTAGTAGAAAATCTAGATATACTAAATGGTATAGATGATTTTGGTGTAGCTGAATTAAGAAATTGGGATTCTTTAAGCAACTCAGGTGAAGTCTTTTATTATAGATGGAGTAATGGAGATTTAATTCTGATGACTAAAAGAAATTTAAAATACACTAATGCTCAGGTCGACAGTCTGTTTGCTAGTCTTGGTAACGACATTCTTACATCTGAAAGCTATTCTTCTGAACAACAAACATTCTTAGAATCAGCATTTTTATCAATTGTAGGTTCAACTAATGTATTTGGACTAACATCAAGCGATTGGGAGTTGGTGGCAGAATAATCTGACAATCAAATAGGTAAAATAAAAATTAAAACAAAATACCTGATATTAAGTATTATTAGTATCAGGTATTAATTTAACGATGGGATTCAGAATGACTTTAACGGACATAAGAGTAGCACTCTTTAGCAGCTTTGCAATAGCTTTTTCTACTTTAGAAATAGATAAGATTTTAGGAATAATTTTAACATTAGTAGCCATAGGTTATACTGTCACTAGATGGTATTATTTATGGAAGTCAAAGGGTAAAGATAAAGAATAGTTCTTATGAATAAGAGACTATATTCAGATAATTGTGTGAATTTAATAAAGGAGTATGAGGGTTTTGAAAGTAAACCTTACTTATGTCCTGCGGGAGTACCTACAATTGGGTATGGAACTACAATTTATCCTTATGGTGACTATGTAGACTTAAGAGACCCT